CCACTTTATTTACTGAGGGACTCACATCCCTTAATCTTTCTATTTACCTATTATGCCTAATAAAAAGAAACCTTATCATCCCAATAACTGGGAAAGGTATAATAAATCTCCTTCACATTGGTTTGATTCTATTCCTTATGATGATTTCATGGAGTGGAAGATAGGTGGATGGGAGATTCCCTCGTCCGTTACATGTATTATTAGAGAAAATACTAAGGACGGTAAAGTGAAGGAACATGTATATCAAACCATTGGTCACGCTAAAAACAAAATAGGTGATTTAGTGGTAGAAGGTACAAGTGAATTCACAGTCTGCGATCATGAATCGGTTCAGATATTTAGACCACCTACACCTGAGGAATTATACGATGATCCGCTCGCTTAAAGACATATATAGCTATGAACAGCAAGCTTTAGATCTATTATCATTAGATCACCCTCATTACGATGAGATCAAATCACTATTAACCGATCAAATCAACGATGAATTACACGATCTTGCCTACACAAGAAGATCTTTATGAAGCACAAGAGAAACTTGAAAGAGATCAGATTAGTCAAGGAGCTAAACTCTTTTATGATCAGGCACTTAAATTAGAAAATAAGAACTATGCTTCTGCTAGTGTTTATGGTATAGCATCTATCAGTGCTATCTTACCTGAAGTAGTTAATAGAATTGTTGATTTAATAGAAGATACAACTTCTCGTATTCATCAAGGACATAATGGTGTTGCATTAAAAGATAAACACCAGTATTTAACTAAAATTGAACCACTTGCAGCCGCAGGTATTGCTTTAAAATTAACTTTTGATAAAGTCTTTGGTTTTAAGGAAGGATCTAATTTAAGCGTACATATCACTGAATCTATAGGAAAAGCTGTAGAAAGTGAATGTAGAATGCGTCATTATGAGGAAGAAGCTCCCGCATTACTAGCTGTAATAAAGAAAAACAATTGGCATTCATCATCAGGAACCAGACAAAGGTATACTAACGTCAAGAGATTAATGAATCGCTATGATGTTAAAGAATGGAAAACCTGGGATAACAACACACATACCCGTTTAGGTGGTTGGTTGTTAGATTGTATCATGGAAGCTAGTGGTTGGTTCTTTAAAACACACTATAGACAAGGGCGTAAGACAGCAGTATATGTAGTACCTACTCCTGAATTCATGGATATCAAGGATAAGGTCATGAAACAAGGAGAGTTATATAGCCCTTTGTTATGGCCGATGCTAGTGGTACCAAACGATTGGAGCAATGATTCTAAGGGAGGTTACTTACTGAATGATCTAATGGAAGGCCATTCTTTAGTTAGAAGAGGCGACCCCTTACTAGTACAGGGAGAAACACCCCTCGCCTTTTTGAATAAGATTCAGAAGGTTGGATATATATTGAACCCTTTCACAGTCAAAATAGCTGAGGAGTTAGAGAGACTTGAAAGAAGTGTGGGAAAATTTCTCCCAATAACTCATTACGATCTACCACCTAAACCAGTAGATATAGCAGATAATAAGGAGTCTCGGAAGAGATATCGTAGAGAAGCTGCCCATGTAATGAATATACAGTCGCAGGAGATGAGGAGATCTTGTAGAACTAGACAAACTCTAGCTGCAATTAAAAAGTTTAAGGATGTAAAGGAGTTCTTCATACCGTGGTCTTTTGATTACAGAGGTAGAGCATACCCTATACCTTCCCTACTTACACCTCAAGATACTGACTTTGGGAAATCATTGATTAGATTTTCTAATGAGTCACCTATGACTAAGGACGCAGAGGAGTGGTTAGCATTTCAATGTGCTACAACTTATGGATTAGACAAGTCAACGATGGCTGAAAGGCTAGAATGGACTAGTCAGAACATACCTCTGATAGAAAAGGTCGCTAAAGATCCAATAGGTAGTATACCTGATTGGGAGGCAGCCGAGGAACCTTGGCAGTTTGCGGCAGCATGTGATGAATACTATCATTGCTGTATATTAAAAGACAAGCTCTGTACTGGTCTACCTGTAGCAACAGACGCTACATGTAGTGGTCTACAGATCCTAGCGGGTCTCGCCAGAGATAAAAAGACAGCCCAACTTGTTAATGTACTGCCTTCACCTAGACCTCAAGATGCTTATAAGGTAGTAGCTGAAGTATCTAAATGGAATATTCCTGATAAACTACGTGAACACTGGGATCGTAAGTGCGTAAAGAGAACGGTTATGACCATTCCGTATAACGCTAAACCGTTTAGCAATAGGTCATACATAAGGGACGCACTTAAAGAGAAAGGTGTAGAGATAGATAAGGATGATCTGACAATCACAGTCAAGGCTGTTAGAGACGCTATGAATAATGTAGTTCCTGGTTGTCTTGCAGTGATGAAATGGATAGAAGATGAAGTAGCTAACGCTATGAAAGATGGAGTCCAAAAGTTAGAGTGGGAAACTCCTTCTGGTTTTGTTGTCTCTCAAAAGATGATGAAAAAGAAGGTAGAGACTATAGAACTTAAACTTTTAGGCAGATGTCAAATGAGGATAGTTACCGGAGATACTGATAAAGTAGATAAGACCAGACATAAGGCTGCAACTGCACCGAATCTGATCCATAGTTTAGATGCATCATTACTTCACATGAGTGTGAATAATTTTGATGAACCAATAGCTTTAATTCACGATAGTGTATTAAGTAGAGCTACAGATATGACAGAGTTATCCAGTGTAGTTAGAAAAACCTACATGGAAATCTTTGCTAACACAAATCGATTACAAGACTTCGCTAATGCAATAGGAGCGAAAACAAAACCACCGATTATTGATGACCTTGAACCGGAATCAGTAATTGAATCCACTTATTTCTTTTGTTAAATGCACCATTATTCACTATTTGATAGTTTCTTTAGACCGCCTACTATATTAGTTGTCTCAGAAGAGAGACTACAGAAGGCAGAAAAAGAACAGAAACAGAAACAACTAGACGCACTTGATGAGCGTATAAGACAGCTCAATGAGTACAGAGGAGAGCTAGCTAAAGAGCTAGAACCACAATCATTAGAAGAGGCACTAACTGGTGAGTAGAACCGTACATGTCACTGACAAACCTGTAACACTTGAGGGATTCCAAGCTGTACTATCACCTAGTAAGTTTGGTTATTCACTCTCGGCTGTTGTTGATAGCAAAGTTATTGACAAACTAGAAACTGAACGGGCTGATGTCCTTAAATGGGCAGAGTCCAAACTAAAGAACCCTAAGAGATCCACGCTCAAACCTGAGCCGTGGGAAGAAGTCTCAAAGGGTAACTATAAATTAAAATTCTCTTGGAATGAAGAGAACCGTCCTCCAGTGGTAGACACTGAGGGTACACAAATAACCGATACTAAAACACCATTATATGCAGGATCTACTGTTAAACTGGGTTTCTATCAAAAGCCTTACATTCTACGGGATGGGGTTACCTATGGTAGTTCTCTCAAGTTGGTTGGTGTACAGGTTGTCTCAGTAAAAGGAGATGCTGGTATAGATACTGGAGATTTAGATGCCAATGAAGTTGCAGAACTGTTTGGTAAGTCAGCAGGATTTAAAACAGCTGATCCTAATGTAACACCAACATCTGATGCGGAAGAAGACGAAGACTTCTAAATATAGATCTAAACTAGAAGAAAAAGTCGCAGAACTTTTTGATACACTTGGGGTGATTTATGAGTATGAGTCAGTTAAAGTACCCTATGTTATTCAGCATAATTACTGTCCTGATTTCATCCTCCCTAATCATGTACACATTGAAACAAAGGGCTACTGGGATGCAAAAGACCGCCGAAAAATTCTTGCGGTCAAGCACCATACAACACTATAAGTAAGAAGAGTAAAACAACGTATGCTAAATGGTGTGAAAAGCACGACATACCTTGGGCTTCTTACCATGATATACCTATCGATTGGTTAACATGACTGATAGTGAGTTCGTTAGGCACATGCCTTGCGAAAATTGTGGGTCATCTGATGCGAACTCTTTGTATACAGATGGCCACACTTTCTGTTTTGTCTGTCACAATAGAACAGGCGACAATGATGTTATTCACAG